CCCTTCATCATTCGTTAGTATTACTGTTTCATATTCTTTTTTCATAACCAGTCAGTGCGGTGAATGCGAGATCACGCGCCAGTGTTGTTTAAATCAGTTGGCTCGCATCCACCAACTTCGTTGTTCTCGCAAGAAATTGGTGCCGCCATCGGGTGGTAGCCAAATACGCTATATTCGCCGCCCGTGTTGGTGACACTGTGCCACTTTGGAGAGCCAAGCTTTGCATACTTGCAGCCTTCTCGGATTGTTTCACCGTTATCCATCCAACGATAACCTTTCGGTAGCTTAGTCAGCGGGTGGATTTCGGCAGCCCTTGGGTGGTCCAATAGAGAAGCAATCAGCATACTCAAATCCGAGCCGCTGACAGTTGATTTATTCGGGGTCTTATTCATAGTCTTGGTGGTTTGCGGATTGAGTAGCTTTAGTGTTCGCAGAGAGAAGCGCCCAACTTGTATGACATTCGGGGCACACAAAAACTCTACCATTCTCTAGCGCGTCATCTTCACTCTGGCCGGGGTCTTCGATTAGATCGTCTTCCGGTCCACTCCATGTGCAGTGGTTGTGGCATTCAATCTCGATTTCCGAACATAGCACTGCACCTAATGCCGAGCCGGCTTCCGTCTCTCCATTATCGAGATTCATTCTCAAAAAAAACTCATCAAGCCGTTTTAGCGCTTGGAGCGTCACAATAATCGTTATCTCGTTGGGAAGTTCGTATTCTGTCAATCGCTTTTCGTTATTTTTTATCATATTTTTACCTTATGTTTCTGTATTCATAGCTTTCTGGCGCTCATTCGCAGACAGCAAGCCGTAGCCCATCGCGAAAAATGCAACTAGCATTGCATCTACACCAGCGGCGCGACTGTTAGCTGTGAGAATAAACGTCATCATGCCCACCCAGCACCACGTCGGCCCAAACCATCGAACCAAACGATTGAGACAACGCCATATAGCGCCGCCGTGTTTGTCTGTAGATTTATCCATGGCGTATCTCATCTAGGCGTTCTGCTCATGTCGGAAGCTCCACGCGAAGAACGCCGCCTTCGATCCGCCGCGGCCTTTTGCGTTCATCTCGCCGCCTCGCAGTCGCTCAATCATCCATTCGAGTTCCGTGATTGCGTCGTCAGTGGTTTCCGCTGTGATCGCAACCGTAATGTGCACTGGCCGATGCAACCGAAACGGTGCGGATTCCCACTCACCAACGACATCGGGCAAAGCCGAACAAACAGGATGCAGACAACGCTCTATGGGCTTTTTTGTCATATTGATGTCTTGGGTTCGCGTGTCTGATCCTGAGCGTTCTGCTTAGAATTTTGCTCGCGTATCTTTGCAGCACGTTCGAGGGCGCGTTCTGCCGCTGACTCATACTGCTCGGCGGTCGGCCATCCCGCAACCAGGCCGATTCCAACGTCATCATGCGCCTCGATTTCGTCCATGATTTTTCCGTCAGAGCGGACAAGCCTTAAATGCAGGCGAGGCCGTTGTCCACGCATCGCCTGCATGTAGCCGTCGCAGTATCCCCGCGATCGCCCCTTGATGAACGGGTTCCATTTGTCCAAACACGGACATTCGATGTGATATGTGTAAGCCATAGTTTTAATTAGGGTCATCGTAGCATCTCAAGCAATCTCCGCACAAAGCGTGAGTGTATCCATGAGCGTTATCTTTAAGAATCCACCTGTCGCGCTCTACGAATTGGCCGCAATCTCCGCATCGCATGTAGAACAAGTCGGAGTGAGACAATGCCTGTTTGGGCGTTGTCGTGCATTCGCCTCGATGGGAGACTTGGCACTTAAGGCAGACTGGAGCGGCATTGTATATTTGATCACTCATGATTCAGGCATGTTCATCCTTTGCGTTATGAAGATAAAGCGCATCAGATCCGTATCGCGTGATGCTGTAATATTTATCAGGACACCATGACACCGTTCCGCGATATTCCATCAGCCCCATATCGACGAGCTTGTCCATCGCTTCCGAGCCTCCACAATATAGACCTCTAGTTGCGCGGTGTTGGGTATGGTCGAGGATGTCTAGCATCTCCTTCGTCAGTTCATAACCAGACGGCGTAGTCAATGCCTGAGCCGTCGCTGTGTTTGTTGTATCAGTTGGTTTTCCCATAGTCTTAATCCTTATCTATTGTCGTTGGTTTTGTGGCTCAGTCATCGACTAGCCTATTTGTTGTCGTTTTCATAATATTTTTATTAGTCGTTATTTTGAAAAATCAACATGCAGAGTGGCCACTGGTACCGCGCCAGCATCTCCTGAAGTTTTTTTTAAATAGTTGGTCGTCGAAAAATTCGGATGCGCCCGCAGCCACTCCCGCGCCTCGGCCACTGTCGCAGTACCGCCTGGCATCGCAAAACCCGATTTTTTCATCGCGTAAATATAACACCGCGAGCGGCGCAGCGCATCAGCCAATTCGTCGGCAAATAATAAATTGTTGTCACTCATAGTTCAATGATTCCGCGGTCCTCATACACGCTGCGCTCAGCCTTGTTTTTCAGGATTGCGCCGCCCACCGCATTTGATTTTGCCGACAGGCCGTCGATTCGTTTTCGCGCCGAGCGCTTGTTTAATTTAATATTCAGCGCCGGATCTCGAATCGTCTCTGCATTTGCCGCATTCCAGCTCAGCACTGGGTTCGGCGCATTGCGCAGCGTGCCATTCAGCAGCCGCCGCTCGATCTCCTTGAGCGCCGGGCTTTGCGACTGGTACCCCTGACCAAACGGCACGCACGTCACCACCTCCTCGCGCATCAGATTCTGCACGATGCTCGACGATTTCCAGCGGTCATATAATAATTCTTGCACATCGAAACGCTCGACCAGCTCACGAATTTCTACCTCGATAAAATCAAAATCAGTCGCACTGCCAGGCGTCGACCGCAAGTGCCCGGCTTTTGCCCATTGCGCATAAGGCACCCGGTCCGCCCTCGAGCGTTCCAATATATCTTCCGCGGGACACCAGAAAATCGAGAAACTGCGCCAGATCCCATCATCCCCAGGGAACAAGATATCGAGCGCCGACATATCATTGACCTCGGCCAAATCTAGCCCCAGGTAGCACGGCTGCCCCGCGAAATCTTCCAGGCGCAGCGCGGCATCCTCGGCAGCTTTCCACCGCGCCAGATCCAACCAGCGCTCGGCGGCATGGCTCCAAATATTCAAATGCTTTACTTGAAAATCCACCATGCGACTCGGCAGCTGAATGGCCTTGCGACATTGATCTTCCATATATTCCAACCCCTTCGATACGCCCAGGTTAGGATTCGCCATAGCCCACTGCAGCGGATCGTCAAACGCGTCCTTATCCGTCACCGTCGCGATATAAACGAACAGCGTATCGTCATAATATTCTTCCATTGCCGGATCCAGCACGTTGATCGCGTGCTCATGTTTCTCATAGCAGAGCGACTCAGGATTGACCCCCGCCGTGGTGATCACATAGATCAACGGCTGCGCACGCGCGCCCATCGAATCCTCCACCTGCGACCACAGCAGCCGATCCTCCCAGGCATGCAGCTCGTCAACCAGACCCATATGCGTATTCAAACCATCGATCGTTTTAGAATCACGCCCGAGCGGCTCGAACTTTGAAGCCATCGAAGGCATCGATATATTAGACACGTAGCAGTTTATCCGCTTCGCCAGCGCAGGCGATTTGCTGATCATCATTTTCGCATCCGTCCACAGGATTTTAGCCTGATCGCGTTTCGTCGCTACCGCGTAAATTTCAGCCCCCTGCTCTCCATCCAGCGCCAGCCCATAAATGCCAGTGCCCCCGCCAATCGTCGTTTTTCCATTTTTACGCGGTATCTCCACATAGCTCTCTCGAAAACGCCGCAGCCCGTCGAGCCGACGCTTCCAGCCAAAGATCGAGCCCTGAATAAACATTTGCCACATTTCCAACTCGATCGCCGTGCCGGACCATTTGCCTTTCCAGTGTTTCAACAATTTGAAAAAATCCAGATGCACCGCCACCTCTTCCAGATCAAGATAGATATCATCACGCTGCAGATCCGCAAAATGGCGCTCACACGCCCAGATCACATACGGCCCCGCCGCGATCTCACCCGCCAGCACCCGCTCAGCGTATAGAGTCACCGGATCATTCACGACGCAGCCCCCCCATTCTTACGATTCACTAGTTTCATAAACGGATCCTCCTCGGCATCGTCGCCCTCGCCATTGACCCGCGCCCGAGCCGCAGGCGTCATCCCGAACTCTTTAAGCCAGGCCATCATTTCGGCCTGCGCGTCTTTTTGAATCTTCACATAAGGCGACGGCATTGCGTAATTATTCGGCGAGCGCACCAGCATGCCCGTCTCTTTGATTTTTTTAATTGCATCTAGCCAAGTCGAGTAGGCATTGCAATAAGCTGCCAGCGCCATCACATCGAGATCCGAGATCAGCCCCAGGCGAGCGAGCTGCATGACTACGCGCTTCCATTCGCGCTTTGCAGCCGCAGGCAAAAAGCTCGGCGGCTTTAAATTCACCAACGGCGCAGGCTTCGGCTCTGAAGTATTCCCGCCCCGCTTGCCCGGGTTGCCCTCCAGCGCACGAATCGCCGCGGTCTTCTTTGA